CAGATGAAAAGCTTTTGGGGTCTCAGATAAAATCTTTTCAACCCAAATCTTAGAAGGTTTATTCTGTAATAGTTTTTGTACCATAAGAGTTTCAGCAAAATAATCATCAATTTCAACCCATTTTTTAGCTACTTTAGGTATGTCTTTATAATTATTAAGTATATATTCGGATTGTCTACGGGTAAGTTGTTTGGATTTATAAACATTATGGGAATACCCTAATTGAGCTATATAGTTATTTGCACCACTATAACTTAAAAGTATTTTTTTAGCTTTTATTTCCGGTAAATTTATATCCATAAGTAATTACAAATATAATAAAATACATAAGATAGACAACTAACTATTTATTAATATATGGCAGAACAGAAAAAAATACCAATAACAAGACTATCTAGGTTCTTTGGTTCTGAAGATTTCTCTTTAGAACAGAAGATGGGTATGGAATGGTTACATGGTGATATGAATTTTACATTAGTGTTATTTAGGGTTGATAAGAAAAAAAGTGATGTAGACGATGTTTATGGTGAGGCGGGACCAGAAGAGATTAGATATAAATCACCTGTGGAGTTTAACGCTCTTGTAAGTGTTGCAGCCCCACAAAATAAAAGTTATGCTGATGGTCTGGTCAACCAAATGGAACCCGGAAATATGACGTTAAGTGTTTATAGTAAACATATGGAGGAGTTATCTATAGATATATCGTATGGTGATTATGTCGGTTATGCTGAAAATGAAGATATGATGAGATACTATGTTGTAACAAATGACGGTAGAGTAACATCTGACCTAGCACACACTATAGGTGGGTATAAGGCTTATTATAGGACGATAGTGTGTTCATACGTAAGTCCAAACGAGTTTAAAGGTATATAATGGCAATCCCAAAAAAAGTAAAAACTAATTTAAATGTGGTACCTTGTCAACCACAACCACAATATCCTGATGGGTATAATGGTTTAACAACACCTAATCGTAGAAAGGAATTAAGTCAACTTATAACGGATGAAGGAACTTACCTACCAAAATCCATACTACACGCCGATTTAGACTCTGGTATGTTGGAGTTTGTACAGGAGGAGTTGGATACCTCATCTAGTGGTGAAAAAATACCGGTGATAGATAGAATACTAACTTTGCAAAGGTGGGGTGAGTTTTCCCAAACATGGAGTTTTTCCACCAAAGATAAAAATGTGTCATTACCTTTCATAGTTGTTGTTAGACAACCAGACGTACAATATGGTACAAACCCATCACTACAATATACCATACCAGACAGAAAACAATTTCATTTCGCTAAAGTACCGACTTGGGATGGTGTTAGAAAGGGTGTTGATATATACACCATACCACAACCTATACCGGTAGACATCACATATAATGTTAAAATAATATGTAATAGGATGAGAGAACTTAATAGATTTAATAAGTCAATAATGCAAAAGTTTACATCCCGTCAAGCCTACACATTTGTTAAAGGGCACTACATACCACTAATATTAACAACTATTTCTGATGAAAGTGTGGTGAATACAGACGAAAGAAGATACTACCAACAAAGCTACACATTTCAACTACAAGGATTCTTAATTGATGAAGAAGAGTTTGAAGTCAAACCAGCTATAACAAGGTCTATGTTGTTTTTTGATACAAACACAACACATAAAGATTATGGGTTTGGGAGCCCATCGATTGTTGGTCAACAACCAATAAACATATATAATGAAAATAAGTTTAGGAGAAAATTAGATTTTACAGTTTCCGAAACCACGCAAACAATAACCTACTCTTATAATGCTAATGTAAATTTAATTAGGTCTAATAATGTAAGTGGGGTTACTTATACTATAAATGGTGTTGGTACACAAGGTAATTTGGAGGTCGTTATAGGCGACGTATTAATTGTAACAATCTCAAAAACAAGTTCGGGCACCGCTCAAGTAAGGTTAGAGGAGTTTATTTATTTTTAATTTTATTCACCATATATGTCTTGTTTTTTGACACATTTATCCCGTATAAGTTTTTCTAAAAACCTAGACATAACCAAACCGTTAGTTTTACAATAGTCTTTTAATAACTTATGAAATTCTTTACGTATTTTTAAGTTTTTTATTTCCATTTTAATTAAAGGGTGAAAAAAGGTAGAAATTATTCATACTATATATAATTATATTCTCATATACATAAACTTTTCGATTTGAAATCAATATTTATTAATAAAATATATAAAAATAACTAAAATAGTATAAAATGGCAGAAAATCAAAAAGTATTCGTATCCCCAGGTGTGTACACCGCGGAAAAAGATTTAACATTCGTAGCACAAAGTGTTGGTGTTACTACATTAGGTGTTGTGGGTGAAACACATAAAGGACCAGCGTTTGAACCTATATTCGTATCAGATTTTAATACGTTTAGAAGTAGATTTGGTGGTACGGACCCTGAAAAGTATACGGACTCCCAGATTCCAAAATATGAAACATCTTTCATAGCTAGGTCGTATCTATCCCAATCTAATCAATTATTTGTTACTAGAGTTCTAGGGCTTTCTGGGTACGACGCTGGACCATCATGGCAATTATTAACTATAGGTGAAATGCAAACATCATTGGTGCAGTCTGGTGTTACAGCACAAACCACATCAGTATATACAGATAATTATTTTGTTCCACTAACAGGGGGTACTATTAACACATCAACAATATACCAAACCTTATCAAATTCAGTTTTTGGGTCAGCTATAAGTGGGATGACAACTTCACCGGTTGGTGGGGTTAGTGGTCCATTTAGAAATGCCTACCAAGTTACTGGTGATACTTGGTATAATGGTACTGGTGATGAAGTGGGTACGTTGATTACAGAAATATCTCACATAACAAATAATTTGTTAGATAATGACCAGTCGTCTTTTGAAGTTTCGGGTTCAAACGAGTACTATTATTATGGTTTTTTATATACAGGTGATACATATCTTCAGTTCCAAAGTATTACAGGTAGGACAGGTCAACCGGTTAGTGTTTATAATAGATTAGGTGTTAATACAAATTTTGGTCCCGGTTCTTATGGTTTAGGGGCTACATATCCATTAGCAGCAACTGGAGCGACCCAAACATTCCAAGAATATTTTACAGGTGACACAAATGATGGTTGGTATCTTAGTTTGTTTGATTATAAAGGTGATTCCACAACTTGTACTTCTAGTTGTTATTCTGGTGGTTCATTTAACATGTTTGTTTCATCAGCTAGTACAGGTACAACATATGTTCAGGTACCAACAAATACAGGTGTTTCTGGAAATACAGGAACATCAAGTATTAATATAGTTAAAGGTTTAATATCAGAAAATAGTTCTACGGACGTTCTTAATATTGGTTCTTATACCGCGGTAACATCAGCATCCACATGGGAGGAATGGTCCTTTGGTAGTGGTGCCCTTGGTAATTCAGCTAAACCGGGGACAATATTATATAAAAATTTCTGGAGTTTCTCAGCTGGAACTCAAGCTGGTAGGGAAGGGGCCGGTCAATCTGGACAATACCTACCAAACAAATATCCTTTTGTGGGTGACACGTATGGTACTGGAAGTACTTTATCTGGAGCTATAACAACTTTAGGTGTTGATGACTATACTGGTGGTATAACAGATTACAGATTAGTATCTTGTGGTAACGATGTCACACACACAACAGCTATACAAGGTTCACATCCAGCATATACAGCTGTATCCGTAACATTAAGTGGTTTCGCAAACACTGGTTTGATACCACAAAATGCCGTTAATGCTGGTAGTGGTGGTATCGGTCTGAATCTTAGATATAACGATGGAACTACAGCCGGAGGTAAAATTGCTGGTTCACTAATAGCTAATGGTTTGAGTGGGGATGTTAATAATACATGGTTTGTAACGGGAAATTCACTATCTTCATTTACAACATTCTATACAGGTACTTGTTCAGCAGTAACATACTTAGGGTTATCTATTAGTGGTTCATATTCAAATTACGATTGTGTAAGTGCTAATACAGATTATCATAATATGACAATCGCAACGTTAAGGTCTAGAGGTCAAAGTACTCTAACTAGTGGTGGTCCGACATACCAAATAAGTGCAAGTACTGGTGACGGTTATAAACAAGGTGGTGTGGATTTAGATTGTTCTGGTGTATTCCAGGATTTATTAAAAGACCCGTTTTCTTCTTTTGGTATATCAGCTAAAACTGATGAAGGAATTGTGCATAAATTTACAACATCGTTAGATACAAGTAAAAAGGATTATATATCCAGAGTATTAGGTAGAAAAGTTTTTGATAGAAAAGATACGGAAGTACCAATCTTTGTTGAGGAAGTTTACCCAAACCTATTAAAATATCTTTACAGACGACAATATGTTAGAGGTATAAATTGTTGTAGTTGTTATAGGCCAGCAGCTAGATTTAATAATACACTAAGAACGTCTTTAGGTTGGTATATGAATGAATGGCAAACACCAACAACACCTTACGTCGTTTCTGAATTAAGAGGTACTGATGTTTCTAGGTTGTTTAGGTTTATTTCGATATCTGATGGTACATCAGCAAATAGGGAACATAAAATATCTATAACTAATATTTCTTTTGAAAGGTTAGAGTTTGATATTGTTGTTAGAGACTTTTACGATACTGACGCGAATCCAATAGTGTTCGAAAAATATACTAGATGTTCATTAAACCCTACATTACCTAATTTTATAGGTAGGAAAGTGGGTACGTCTGACGGTGACTACGAATTAAAATCAATATATACTATGTTAGAATTAACTGACTCGGTATTAGAAGGTGATTTAAAAGATGCGTTACCATCAGGGTTTGAAGGGTATAAATTTAGACAGTCTTGTGATAGTACTACAAATCCATTCCCACAATGGAAAACTAAGTATTTTACACCTGGTGAGGTAGTTTATGACCCATATTTTGATTCTGCTGGTAACTTAACCAACTCATCAATTTCAGCTGGGGATAACATAAGAAAAAATTACTTAGGGTTATCTACAGGTGAGGGTGCTGCGATTGACTTTGATTTCTTCGAATATAAAGGGTATAAGACACCAACTAACGTATGTACAAATGTTAGTGGGTCAGACTGGCCTGTTCTAACACAAGGGTTCCATATGGACTCTGGAGCAACGGTGGTTGTAGCCGGTTCTGGTTCTTACTTAACTAACACAGCAACCACATTAAGTGGTAAGTCTATGTTTATGGTTGGTGCAGCATCTTTCCAATCAGAACCTACAAAAACAACAGACCCATATTACAAATTAGTATCAAGGAAATTTACTTTAGCTCCTTATGGTGGGTTTGATGGTTGGGATGAGTATAGAAAAACTAGAACAAAGATGGACACATACCGATTAGGTATGACTGGTTATAAATACGGTACTTGTTCAGACACAACCTACCCAGACGCTACAGGACTAGGGTCATTTAAGAAAATATCAACAACCGAGTCAAATACTGACTATGACGCTTATAACAGAGCTATCCACAAATTCTCAAATCCAGAAGCTGTAGATATAAATGTATTGGTTACACCTGGTATAGATTACGTCAATAATTTATCATTAGTAAACAATACTATAGATATGGTTGAAAATGAAAGAGCTGACTCGTTGTATATAACAACAACACCGGATTATAATTTATTCGTAGACACAACAACAGACCCAAAAAATAAAATAGACGCGACAGAAGCTGTAAATAATATGGAAGATAGTTTCATAGACTCAAACTACACAGCAACTTATTATCCTTGGGTTCAAGTTAGAGACAATAACACAAATAAACAATTATACATCCCACCAACAGGTGAGGTGGTTAGAAACTTAGCATTGACAGATAATATAGCATTTCCATGGTTCGCGTCGGCAGGTTATACTAGAGGTGTTGTAAACGCCATTAAAGCTAGAACAAAACTTACTTTAGACGATAGAGATACACTTTATGTTGGTAGATTAAATCCAATAGCAACATTTAGTGATGTGGGGCCTATAATTTTTGGTAACAAAACATTACAAGTTAAGGAATCAGCTTTAGATAGAATTAATGTTAGAAGATTACTATTACAAACTAGAAAATTAATTTCAGCAGTTGCGGTTAGATTATTATTT